GCTTCCCAATCTCGGAATGGTGCGGACACGATGGAACAACCAAACGACGAGTTACCACCTCCGGCAGACGGAGACTAGCTGAGCTAGAACACATACCGAGATGCTTGAAAAAGTCTGGTACTAACTCAATAGCATCTTGTAGCTTCAGTGAAGCTGAATACGTCTTACTTGACGTGAGACAAGGTCAGACAGGGTCTGGAACTGTATGGAAGAAATTAACCACTCACTCTGTACCGCTGGCGGCACATTATTTTACTTTACTGGGAATCACTGCATATTACATTCACTCTAAGACTCACTTTCACTTACTTAAAGACGCTGACTTACGATACATTTCCCGAATTCAATATGGAGTGTCCTTATTTCCATTCGGACCAGTTAATGATCAAGATATTATAAAAGACGTATTTATGACTAATCACCAATACACTCATTTACAAAACCTAAGGCCTGTGACAATATCAGCCATCTTACGAAAGGAGATTTCTCTTAACCATACCAAGGTGTCTGCTAAGCACTTACGCCATGTTACGGTTAACGAGTTGAAGGCGCTTGATGAGACGTACGTGATGTCAAATACGTTTTTTGGAGTATTTTATATCACGACTCGTTCAACACCCTGACTTCACTGAGGCCTTTTTTGCCGGCCTGGTGGTTTGGATACTGAATATGCCGGATGAAATATACCAATACGTATCTAACAGCAAAGTATGGTATAAGCCGTATATAGATGTTCTATCCTTTGCTAGCTACGTCAAGAATACGGTGACACTCAGACTCAAGGCCCTACAGAACTGTCTCTCTATTGACCTCACACCATGTTTCGAGTTTGAAGTTTTAGTGAATAGGGGACTTGGTACTGTCGACTGGGCAGCTGAGAAAGACCACCGTGTAAACCCGAACGTTTGCAACATCGACAGTGACGCCGTCTATCGCAAATGTGGGGAGTTATTTTCTCGACTGTTACGTAATGGACACAAGCCGACTAAGAAGAAGTGGGACAACCACTGGAAGATGAGATGGAAGTGGGCACCAGCGGGCACTTTCTTTAGTCAGTATGAAGAGGACGATGAGTTCAAAGCGTCCGACAGCACACTACGCAATAAAATCTTCGCCATGAGTAGGATGCCACATTATCCTATAAGTCACTTTATCAATCGCACTCCAGAAGTGCAGGCAAAAGCGATGACCAAGTACGAATGGGGTAAACAACGAGCAATCTACGGTGTCGACAACACCTGTTTTGTGCTTAGTCAATACGGTTTTGGTGATTGTGAGAGTTTGTTGAGTAATGTTTTTCCTATAGGTAAAAGTGCTACCACTGAAAATGTCGCTTTATCTGTCCAAAATGTTATCAAGAACGGAACGCCTTTTTGTTTCGACTTTGAAGATTTCAACTCCCAACACTCCACCGTGACGATGCAGATGGTACTGATCGCATATCGTGATGTTTTCTCTCATTATCTAGACCCAGACCAAGTCACCGCTATTAATTGGCAGATAGCGGCACTGGACGATGTCACTGTGTTAGATAAATTGGGGGGTAGGTATAAAGCAAAGGGAACGTTGCTCTCTGGATGGCGTATGACCACCTTTATAAATACAGTACTTAACAAGATATATATAGACTCGTGTCTGGATGGCCAACTAGTTCCGACCTTACATAACGGTGATGATGTGTTGGCGGCTGTCACGAACCTACACCAAGTGCAAGTGCTTATGAGAGGTGCGGCGTCACTTAATATCAGATTTCAGTCCCATAAATGTTTCCTAGGC